ATGCAAGCAGTTAAGGTACAAATCAATTTTTCAGAATGGGAAAAAGTAAGTGATTTTATTTCTGAAATAAACATAGATGAAGATATGGCAGCTTATGCTATTGATAACACAAGTATGGTGATAGCGACAGCTGGAGAATGTTCTATGGCTTATGTAAAGGCACAACTGGAAACTTGGTTTAATGATCCTATTATTGAAACCATTAAATAAGAAAAATATGAAAAAAAGGATTGTTGTTGAGTACGGGAAAATATCTCAAATCTCGAAAGACTTTAAGGTGACGAGGCAGGCCGTTTATAAGGCTTTGAACTACTTGAGTAATAGTTCTAAGGCAACATTAATCCGAAAGGTAGCCCTTGAACGTGGAGGTATTGAAATCGGTGATCGAAAGGAAACGGTATGAAAAAGATGCTTTTACTCCTCTTTGGAGATGAGTTTAAAGAGTATTTCTCTTTGACTGCGAGGCAAAAGTTTTACGTGTGGTATTTCTGCCTGAGTTTATGCTTTTTATGTATAACTGATGACAGCCCGGTTTGGGCGATTGCAGTGGTGGTCTTGAATTTTGCCAATGCCGCCCGCCTGATTAAGAAAGTACCATTAAATATAAAGGAGGATTAATCATGAAAAGAGTATTTCACGTTAAAGAAGATAACATTATCAGAAAATCGTTTGAAGATCTGCTTGATGCGGAAAGAACCTTGTACTCCGCAAGATGTCCAGAAATCGTCAACGAGATGGATGACACGCCCTCTCTATGGCTGTCTTTACAACCTCCTTATGCTCCCTCTCAATCTCGTTCACGGCGTTTTTTAGAGCTTGATGAAGAGCCTTACTTTCGCTTGGCCGGCCTTTTGGAATTGACGTATAGAAACTCAACTCCACCGGAACTCCAGACGCAGGGGTTGACCATCCGGATTCGGGATAATAAAGCGTACTTCTGTATCTCAGGTTCAATCTCCTTAGATGATTTGCAACGGCTTTGCGAACGCTGTCAGGATAGTCAATCTCCTGATCAATGTAAAAGGTAATACAAAATGATGTTTCCATGATGATAACGATTTGATTTTGCAAAGGTAAGAAAAATCCCGGACGGTCTTTTGAGGTGGTTCGACTCCACCTCCGGGGGCTAAGATTTTAAAATAATGGAGTATTTCAATAAAATATTATGCGTAACAGTTCAGGAATTAACCAGTTCTGAAAATGGAGAACCGGTGATTTCATTATGGACGCTTTATTCTTTAATTCGGAGGCGTAAAGCTCAACGAGTTAATAGAGGCGGCGGTCTTGAAAATTACGCTCTTATTGATTACTTGTCCCTACCTGAACGTTACCGGATTCGCTTTGAGCAAAAGTATGGTGATCCGGTGGAGCTAATCAAGGAGAAGTGCATGAAAGACAGGCTTAAAATAGATGATGCCGCCCGAACATTCTTTGAGGATTATCGATATGACAAGGCTGGCGAGATGGTGAGCCTTACCGAAAGGAAAAAAGAGGAATACACCATAAACGCCTCGGTACTGAACGAGTTGATATCCATCCTGAATGACCGGGAGGGTTATCGCAAGGCTTTAGGTGGCAGTACAAAGAAAGTATGGGAAACGATTATCGGAACGGCAGACCGCCTCCGTGATTCTTATGGCCACACGCTGCCTGAAAACGCCGCCCGGCTGAAAGACAAGATAAACCAATACAAGAAAGAGGGGTATTCCTGCCTGATCAGCAAGAAAATGGGAAATGATAACACCCTGAAAATAACCGAGGAAGCCGGTAACATGATTATAGCGTTAAAGCGTAGCAGCGTTCCCGTTTATACAGATGCTCAAATATTCGTTGAATTCAACCGGATTGCAGGTGAGAAAGGCTGGAAACAGCTCCGGAGCATTCAGAGCCTCCGTGGGTTCCTGAATCGTCCTGACATCGAACCGTTGTGGTACGATGCTGTTCACGGGGAGCTGAAAGCCCACCAGCGTTACAGCCGCAAGAATAAGACCGAGCTTCCCTCGATGCGTGACTCCTTGTGGTATGGTGACGGTACGAAAATCAATTTGTATTACAAGGATTACGACAAAGACGGTAAGCTGGTGGTTCGTACCACTCAGGTTTACGAGGTCATCGATGCTTATTCGGAGGTATTTTTGGGATACCACA